AGTAGCCATATTCTTCTTGTTCTCCTCCTCCTGTTTAGTCATCTCCTTTTCTGCCTGAATACGCTCCTTCATAGCATCCTCCTTGCGCTCACGCTTCTGGTCCTCATAGAACATATCCTTATTCACTTCGTTCTTTTTGTACTCCTTCATTAGGTTGTTGAGCTCATCCTCAAGATACTCCTCACTCTGGACACGGTCTGCACAAGGATCCCATGGAAGCCACTGACCCACCGAACCAATAAACACGTGGAATGTACGGTCACGTTTATGGAGCTGCTTAGCCTTAATCTCTGCCTCCTTCTGTGTCTCATACACGCCACGGATCTTCACACCACGAACACTCGTGCGGTATTCGTTCTTTTCACTAAACTCCTTCTCAAGTTCATCATGGAATTTGTAAGTAAAATCCTCGAAACGACCCTTGAACTGGTCATAGGTGTACTGAAGTTCAAGGCGGAGTTTCTCCTTTAGTTCCTTGTTAATTTTAGTCTTAAGCTCATCGCCTGCATTTTTAGTAATCTTATCAATCGACTGCTCTAGTTCACCAAACCTCTGGGTCATGTATCGGTGGAACATGTAAACCTCTTTGCTCTTCATAACCTCTTCAGGTGAGAGGAAAGAGAGACACACAAAGTTTTGTCCGGGAATGTTGTTATCGCCTTCAAGAAATGTTTCATTATCGTCTGACATAATAGATAGTATACTTAATAATTATTTGTTTAAGTAGAAATTTAAAAAAATATATTTATTAATATTAATGACTTTTAAACTTGTTAACCCAAGAGAACTAATTCGGAAGGTTCTAAAAATATCCTTTCTTTTCCTTATAAATTATCTATTACTTAATACACTTAATATTTCGCCATCGAATAAAATAAAAATTATTACTGTAAATATTATAATGTTTAGTATAATAGATATTTTGTTTCCATCAATCAACATTAATGATAATAATAATTAAATACTTGATATATATTCCCACTTTAGATAATTACATATATCTTTCCAGATTATATCTTGTTGATGCAATTTCTCTCTACTTTTTAATAATATAAAACTATTCTCAAATTCATGTAAACCTAATAATTCAACGAATTTGTGTAATACATAAGAATATGATAAAAAATTCTTTCTTTTTTTAGGACAAAATTTATGAAATGGTATCTGAATTTCTTTAAACATTCTTCTAAGTTCTTCTTCTGTTTCAACAGACATAACCGGCGGGGTCTTACCATTTAATTTATTTAAAATATGAGGGATGTGTTCATAATACTTATTTTTTCCAATCTTTTTAAGAATAGATCTTAACTTAGTCGGTTTTAATAAGTTAATATCCAGTCTTTCCTTTTTTATTTCCAATAATATTTTTTCATAGATATCTTTAGGAATATCAGTTGTTTCTTTAGCTTGAAATTGTTCTAACCATTCATTAAAATGATTAATACGCTTATAAGAGAAATAAGTTATTTCTCTTGGTGGATCTTTATAAGATGGTTTATCCGATTCTATTAAAATAAATGATTCTTCCCCACACTGTGGACAAATTTGTTTTCCTTCAGACATATAAACAATTTTATTAATATGACATTTTTCACATAATTCTACATTATGTTTAAATTCATCAAAATCTATTTGATAATTTTCCTTAGTATTAAGCAAATAACTATTAAATAAATGCTTTCTATTATTGTTAGTGTCATTATCATTGGGTGTTTTAGAAGTAGACTTTGATTCGTTAAAGAAAGATAATATATTAGGAGATTTATCCTTTATAGTTGTTTGTTTTTGTATAGGTGCTGATGAATTGCTATTATAATATTGAAATATTAGATTTCCATTGTCTAAAAAATATTCGATTTCATTACTATTGTTGTTATTATTTTTATAATTACAAATCGTTTCTTTCAATAAAATAATTCTATCTTTAATTTGTAGTTCATCTTCAATATTAGTAGTGGTTTTAAGTTGCAATTCTAATTCCTTCTTTTCTACTTCCATTTCTAAAACTTCTTCCTTTTTTATAAAATTATCAACAAAGGAATTGTGTTTTGATTCTAAAGTTACCTTTGTATCATATTGTATTCGTTTATTATTTTTGTTTTTAAATGACATAATTATAAATTTAATATAATGTCTTTAAAATAACTTCTTTAAATTATAACTTAAGAAATAATATTTATAAATAGTATTATGGGTGGAGCATCATTACAATTAATAGCAGAAGCTACAGAAAATAATTATCTAACCGGAAATCCTCAGATTACATTTTTTAAAAGCGTTTATAGAAGGCATACTAATTTTGCTATAGAATCTAGAAAATTAAATTTTACATCTAAACCAGATTTCGGCGATCCAGTTAATTGTAGAATTCCCAAGGGACCTGACCTTTTACATAAACTATACTTATATGTTGAAATACCAGAAATTAATGTCGATGTTTTAGAAAAATCCTTTAAGGCTTTCCGATGGTTAAATTGGTTAGGTCATTCTATTATTAAAAACTCGTCTATTTCTATAGGACAGACTATTATAGATGAACAGGATGGAGAATGGCTTCATATTTGGAATGAATTATCACAAAAGGAAGGGAAAAAACATGCTTATGCTGAAATGGTAGGAAATGTTCCTGAATTAACACAGATTCATACTGTTCGAGGTATGATTGATGAGGTTAGTCAGGCGGAGGGCGCTGTAGTAAATAATTTTAAATTGACAGAGGCAAGAAACTTGTATATACCTTTACAATTTTGGTTCTGTAAAAATCCTGGACAAGCTTTACCATTAATAGCATTAGAACAATCTGAAGTAATGGTAGATATAGAATTTGAAGAATTAGAAGAATTAATATGGGCATCTGAACAAATAGTTAGTGGTACAGGAGAGTTATTCCCAAATTCAGGAACAAAAATAAATACAGTTCGTAATTCTATCTCTACTAATATTTTCCAATCTAATAATAAACCATCTATAAGGAACGCGTTTATCTATGCTGACTATATCTATCTTGATAATGATGAAAAAAAAAGATTCACAAATAACAGACACGAATATCTTATAGAAAAAATTCAGACACGTGGTACTTCATTCACATCAGTAAATAGTCAAACCCACAAGGTTGACCTAAATTTCTTTAATCCGGTTAAAGAACTTATATGGAGAATTCGACCGGTTAATCTTATAGATAAAAAGTTCTGTCAATCAAGAGGAGGTATGCAAAGATATAATTATACAGATAAATATGATTTTACTGGGTATACAGGTGTTCCTAGTCCAAAGGGTGGTTGTGGTCTGGTGGGTGGTAGAACTAATGAAAATTTCTTTACACGTTTACCTGCGGCTAAGTTATCATATAAATCTACAACTACGCCGAATAAAACTCTACATACTCCTGACTTTTTAGACAATTCATTATCGTCCTCTACTAGCTGGGATGGACTGAATAATCAATTAACTGATATAACTTCATTCGGAATTACTCAATGCGCTTCAACCGGATTTGATTTTATATCACAATATTTTAATTCTACAAGAACAGATAATACTGAGGTAGAAAATAGTGTATATAGAAATTTCACAATGTCTCATATGTTCAATGGGCCTAACACAATACCTGATGATACAACTGCCCATGTTCCCGATGAAAATGGATTATGGAATAGACCTGGATATAATAATGCTCAAAGAATTACTTATAATGGTGATAATCCAACTAAAAACGCTTCACTATTCCTTAATGGTGTAAGAAGATTCGATGAGAGGGAAGGGTTCTATTTTAATGTTATACAACCATATCAACACCATACAAATGTTCCGTGTAGTGGAATTAATGTGTATTCGTTCTCTATAGACCCAGAAGATCATCAACCTTCAGGGACCTGTAATTTCTCAAAAATATCTGATGCAGAAATTATTATTACATTAACAGAAGAGGCACAGGCCGTTGTTTCTGAAGTAAAGGTTTATGCTGTATCTTATAATATTCTAAGAATTGAAAATAATACGGCTGAAATTGCTTTCGCACGTTAATAATTATCTAATGTGTTATGTGTCTGCCACTGAGTGCTGACAGGACCAGTAGGAACTTGTGCCTCGTTACTAAGAACATTCTTTGGCTGCCATCCATCATAATCTAATGGTTGGTTTACTGGTCTTTCCCAACTAACACTAACTGGATTTGTTGGGACTTCGTCAAAAACATATACTTCTTCATTTTTACTTTCTTTATTTTCTTTAGGTAAAGAATTACTTGAACCTAAAGGAGATGGAATAATTGGCCTATGAGAATCTTTAGCCAAATTTTTAGTATCTGTATTCATAGAAAATTCTATTTCTAATTTATCCTGTGGATTCTGACATAACCATTCCCATCTGTTCCAACCAGTACCTCTAAGATTAAAACTAGGGTTACTTAATCTGGTATGTTCGGTTTTAACATTTTTACAAGGATTATAATTCATTTTTTTTGTTTCTAAACAAACATTTCCATCTTTATCCATTTTTGGTAGATATTGTTTGTGTGGATCATTACTATGTTTTCTTGTTAAACCGAGTAGTTCTGAATCAACATCTATCATTGGGTTAGTTATATCTACACTAACACCCGATTTTTGCATAGCAATATTCGGGTCTTCGACAAAACACTGTGAATGTTGTGGGGTATTTAACTGATATTTTAAACTACCTAGCGATTCCTTTAATGACTGGTCATAAGCAGCGTTATCGTAATTTAAATTAGTAAAACTCATATATATATATAGATATTATTTTAATAAATTATTTAATAATTTTATTTATTTTAATTTTTTTTGGAAGAACAACAGGTGGATAGTCCACTATATTACATGTTGGTAAATGTAATAAATCAGTAGAAATTACCCTTTCTTCAGTTGACTCATTACCTCTAATTACAATGTCATTTGGTTGGCAATTATTAATATCTTCTAAAGAGCATTTAGAAAAAAATTTTTCATCTGGACACATCGAAGCTTTTCTTGTTATACCATATAAATCAGATTCTAAATCTACAATATTACCTGAAATATGACTTACATTAGATCCACCAATAAGACCGAATCCATTTCTACATTTATTAACATTCTCATATTTATCACTATCTAAAAGATAACCAGCAGTTCCTGCACTCTGGTTAATTCTAGTCTGTTCTGCACAAGTATCGTACATTAATCTGTTGCTACTCATATACCATTAAAAAATATTTTTTTTTAACAGAAAAATAAAAGAAATAAAATAAAAAAATTAGTTATCAGTTCTAAGAACTGGTTCTGAAGTCAAATATGTCTTCTTCTTTGTAAGTATATCTCTAACCTTCTGGTCATCAAGACATCTTTCAAAAAAATCTACATCTTTCCTTATTTGTGTCGTATCAACACCTCCTCTGAACCAATCCGGAACAGAATCTTCAGGAATTAAATTTTTAGGATTTTGTATAGTTTCCTTAAGATTTGGAACAAGTGGAGTATATTGATGCTCAATAGAAACACCAGAGAGTGAATTGCAAGCTCTGTCGTCGCCGGCAATATTAGCTGACCTAATCTCACTATCAATATCTACATGATACTTACCTTTCCCAGTATATGGAACTGTAAGATATGGTCTAGGAAATAATTGGTTCGCATCACCTCTAAAATTATTCACTTTACCTTCACGTTTTTCTTCATCAATTAAATCAGCATTTACACCAAATCCATCATCAAAATTAAGATAAGGCTGATTTGTTGCTATTTTAGTATTATTAGGATGTACTTCTGTAAAATCCTTTAACATATATTCGCCACCACTAAGAGCCTGAACAGTGTCGTATTTTTTAAAATTGTCATCCTGTTGTAAAGATGTTAATTCATTAATTCTTAATGTTTGTCTATCCATATACTATAGAAATATAAATTTTTTTATAATTAACTTAATTAGTTTCATCGGTCTTTCTAAATATATAAATTAAATATGTCAAAAATAGCGTTACTATTAGTATAAAAATATAGTTAATATTGTTGGTTAGTAAAGATAATAAAAACGATAGATATAAAGAAAATCTTACTAACGAATTTAATTTTTTTTCTATACTCATCTCCTTTGTTGGAAAATATTCTCTAATAAGTTCTTTATCTAATAATATTTTAAAGTCATCAAACCAAAATGTATCACTCATATATATTATTATTCATTTTTATTTTGATTTCTTTTCTCTAGTTTTTTTCTTAATCTCTCCTGAGTAGGATTTAATGGCGCGTTAGCCATATTCGCCATATTAGCCATATTAGCCATATTAGCCATATTAGCCATATTCGCCATATTCGCCATATTAGGCATGTTTGCCATATTTGCAAGGTCTGGGTTATTATTTAAATTAGACATAACACTCTGGGCTTCACTTAGAAGAGAAGAAGCATCTAATTCGCCACTCTGAATTTTAGTTTGGATTTTATTTCCAACTGTTTGTATAAGATTCATAAATTTTAAGGAATTATCACCACTAATAAGATTGGAAAAAAGGTCTTCCATATTTCCATCACCCGTTTCGAGATCTATACCTAAATCTAAATTATTAATATCTAATTCTTCTGTTAATTCACTCGCTAGTTTTCCAATCATACCAGACTCATTAAAGATATTATCAACATTTTCATTATTACTATTCGAAAGGTTCTTTAGCATTTTAAAAACATCTTTATCAATATTTGGGTCAGCTTGAGAATCAGTTTCCTCTTCAGTCTCATTAATGTTCTTAAACTGATTAACTAATTCAGAAATTGTTTTAGTATCATTAATAATAGTTTCGGACAAAACATATAATGTCTGTAGATATTCCCAAATCTTCTTTTTGTTATTATCACTAATTTCACCAGAAGTCCAAATATCTTTAAAATTCACATTCTTTAGAAGATAAATATCTTCCTTAAACAAATCATCATTTTCTTCTGAAATAAATTGTTTGTAATCCTTTGTTTTATTTAGGAATCGTTTAACATATTTATCATCATTGCATGTTTCAGATTCCAATAGGTCTTTATAATAATCAGTAATAACTTCCTTGTATTCGTCAAAACTTTCTATAATGTTTTCAATAAATTGTTTCAAAAAACTATTGAAATGTTCAATATTAGTTTTTGCCATTAATAATAAAAAATAAAAAATTAAAAAATATATACCGCAACTAAAGGTTATCGGATAATTGAGCCAAAAGACTAAAATAATCCCACACCTTGTTCTTATTATGGTCATCTAAAGTAGTCCAGTAAGATTTGATTTTATTAATAACTGTAAAAATTTCTTCATTATTATATTTTTTTACTTCATCAAAGTTATTTTCAAGAAAGAATTTATCGTTTTTAGTATCAATATAAGGCCTATACTGATCTAAATACTCTTTAAAAACAGTATGCACTTGTTTAGGATTATACTTTACAACTACTCCAAGACCTCGTTTGTAAACCTTGAAATCTTTATCATCTTTAAAAATTAATATACAATCATCTAAAAAATTCATAATAATATTATTAAAGGCGGAAAGGACAGACATTTTATTATTCTATACTAATATATTTTATTCTATAAATTAACTTACATAAATTATTTTTCAAAAAAAGTATTTATATCACTATTTCTAAGTTTCATAAGTCCATCAACATTTTTAGCCCTATTTTCTAAAATCTTATCCTCATCTATCTTTTCATTTTCTGTAAAGAAAAAATCTAAATTACTATCTTCCTTTTTACTTAAATCTATATCATGAAAATTATCCATATTACCTGTACCATATGCTTCTATAGAATTAGTATCCGTATTTTCTGTTTTTACTAATCTAGTTATATACTCTTTAATTTTTTCATCTATGATTAATTCTTTAGATTTGCTTAGATATATAGTTGGTATTAACTTAACGAAACTAGGAATCTTTATTTTACTATCATCTATACAAACCGGAAATATATCTTTTATACTGTTTTTATTAATAATTTCTATCATTTCCTTTGAATAGTCATCTTTGTTGCTATAAAATAAAAGATCTTTATTCATTAGATATTTTTTATAAAAAATTTATTTTAATTAAACTTAAAATTGATTTAAATTTTATAACTAATTAATATAAATAAAAATGTCTATTTCACTTTCGTCAAAAAAAAACCCCAATGAACTTCGTCTTGAAATTAAAGATGTTGATACTAGTATAGTTAATGGTATTAGGCGTGTTTGTCTATCAGAATACAAAACTGTCGCATTTAACACTGAAGATTACATTAATTCTGACCTAAAGGTTATTAAAAATACTTGTGGTCTCCATAATGAATTCTTGTTGCACCGTATTGGAATGGTACCTATCAATGCCCCCAAAGAAACATTTGATGTAAACCAATATAATTTTATTCTAAAGAAAAAGAATACAGGTACAAGCACTATTAATGTTACAACAGAAGATTTTGAAGTTATCGATACTGAAACCGGTAAAAATGTAGACTCCAAAAAGTTCTTTCCACCAAATGAAAGGAACTCTTATATTCTTATTACTAAACTAAAACCTAATCCTAATAATAATGGTGAAGAAATCCATGTTGAAGGAAAAGCCTCAATCAATAATGGTAAAAAACACGCCAGATACCAACCAATTTCTTGTATTACCTATAACAATAAAAGAGATCCAGAAAAAGTCCAGAAAGGCCTAGAACTTTATCTAAAAGAAAATAAAGATAGTGACAATAAAGAATCTTTAGAAAGACAATTCGAACTTTCTAAAGCTGATAGATATTTTCATACAAATAAACAAGGTATCTGTGACCAATATGAAATGTATATAGAATCTCTTGGCATTGAAACACCCGAAAAAATTCTACATGGTTGCCTTGATATCCTAGTCAAAAAACTAGAAGATTTCAAAACATCTATTGATAATATTGTTAAAAACAAATCCGAAGACGAAAGAATTAGTCTTGATGTTTCACTAGAAAACATGAAGGCATACACAATTACTGCCAAAAATGAGTCTCATACACTTGGTAATCTTATTCAGTTCCACGCTCTAAACCTTTTCGATAGAAAGAAACTACCATATGTTGGATATAAAAACCCTCATCCACTCAAGGATCTCATTGAAATAAAAATTAGTACACAAAATAACACTCCCGAAGAAGTCCAGGAAATTATTACCATTACGTGTGACAAAATTATTGCTATTCTTGAAGGTTTTAAGAAAACCATTCAAAAAAAACTATAGTTTATAGGACAAATCAACTTCTTTATTCGGCTTTAGAATAAACAGAATCTTTGCACTATCCAGAGAACTAATATAATTATAGACATCATCAAATTGTAGTGGTGTCCTCCTAACCATATAAAACCCATGAAGTTCATAACAAATTGGTCTAAGTTGGAATGGAATCTCTTTAATTTTAATACTTTTTTTAATATGATATTTTTTATAATAATTTAGAGTATCCGACACTAGCTTAATAAACTCACTATTAAACTTATTATACTGTTCTGTTTCATTCGGGAAAAAAGACAAATACTCCTGAATGTGTTTATGTTTTTTGTTTTCATAATATAGATATTTTACATTATTCGTATTACCCTTAAGAGATTTAGCATAGTTATAATTATCATTACGGATTTTTACCCTTTTATTATCCTTATCTTTAATAACAATTCCTTGCTGCTGAAAATCCATAGTCCTAACAAAATCACGAATTTCTGAAATATTATTGAATGAATATTTAATAGGCCTTTTAATCTCTAGTTGTTCCTTATAAATATCATGACACACCACTTTCCTATCTACAACAGAACCAACCGAAACCAACACAATTTCAGGAACATGATACTGTGTAACAATAATATTTTCAGGATGCATTAGAACAAAGGTATAGAATTTTGACTCATCCAAAGATGAAAACTCCAGATTACAAGCCTCTTTAAACATTTCATTAAAGGATTTCTTTCCAATCCATTTACAATTCGCTCCAATATTACTCCTTGTAGAAATCATCCAGCTATCATTATGATAAAACATACTAACCATTGTACCATCCAAAAAATCTTCTACACTCAAACTATTCCACTGCTCTATAGAATTATAGACCTCTTCTAGTTCATACGATTTAGTAGGAGGCAAACATACCAGTTCATTAGTTGACATTTTAGCAATAAGACCCCTACACATTTTTACATATTTATTATCCATATCGGATGTATCTTTATTATATTTAACAAGATATAGGTCGTGATTCGGATATTCCTTAACAACAAGCCCTAGCTCTTTTAGTTTAGTTTTAGTAGAAGAAAAAGGTTCATGGGTAATAAAATCAAGGACTTCCATTTTATATATATTATTGTCTATTTTTTAAGTATCTGTAAAATATTTTATTAAATAAAATATAACCTTTAATTATATGAATAAGTTTTTAGATGACGTAAAAATATATTCAATAATAGAAATTAAAAACGACAAAAATAAGTATTGTGTCGTAGGAAAAGATGATGATAATTCTATTTATATAAGAATTATTCTTAAAAATAAAGATGATTTTTATGTAGGAAAAAATAAAACCAAAATAAATTTTAACAATATTTCTAATGTTTTCCATACTCTTGTAACACAACCGAAATATTTAAATAAAGAATCCCAAGAAGAAGATGAAGTATTTAATAATAATAATGTTGTAGGAAATGAATATGATTTTAATGATAACTACTACCCCGATGAAGAAGAAGACAATGACAATGAAGAGAACGAACCCGTATTTGTACTAGATAATGACCAGTATGTTGAAGATGAAGATGATGAACCACTATCGGGTGGAGCTGATTCAAATTCAGACATTAGCTGGGGTGATGTATTTAATTCCAATAATGAAGATGATGAAGATGATGAAGATGATGAAGAAGATATTGACCCTGAAGAAGATATTGACCCTGAAGATGATGCACTAGAGAACAATAGTGATAATGAAGTTGAAGTCGAGAACAATAGTGATAATGAAGTTGAAGTCGAGAATAATGATGATGAAGTCGAGAATAATGATGATGAAAACGATAATAGTGAGGTATTTGAACTTGACGAAAATAATATAGAAATGGAAAATTCTGAAAATATAGTTATCTATGAAGAAAGTATTATACCTGAAGATAAGGTGATCCACAATGATAAAATTCAGGAAGATGATTTATTAAATGAACTAATCAAATTAGACCCAAATAATAGCAAAGGTATCAAAAAAAGAATCAAGAATTTTATGTTTCTTAAACAGAATAATTCTATTTTTGATGATGATAAAAATATTACTGGATTTGAATTGAAAGGAGAATCTTATAAACCATTACAAGACCACCTAAAAAATTTCAATCGTCACGCATTATACAAACCAATTGTTTCTGAAAAAAAGAGATACTTTGAGGTTAGTGATATAACAAAAATTAAAATTCCTGGATTTAATGGTAGAATAAACCCTTTAACTTCAGATGATAAAATAATGATGGAAACTTTTGAAAACCATATTAATAAAGAAAATGAGATACATAACGAATATAAAAAGGGGGTAGGACGAGTTAATTATTCTTATACAAATGAAACCAACGCACAGTATGAACTAATGGATGCTTATACAAGTATTAATAAAGGATTTTCCACAGATCTTAAGAAAGATATAGAAGTCTATAGCAATTGTTTTAAAGAATCATGTAAACAATTTTTAGGAGATGAAACCAATATTAATAGACACATTTTGTTAGGTAATACTATCTTTAATGATAAATTAATCGTAAAGGGTAACAAAATCTCTAATATTGGTTTCGTAAAATTACCAGAAACCAAATTAAATGAAGAATTATACAAAAATAATAAATCTCTTATAGAAAATTCGAATGCACCTGTCTATATTAATATGAAACATCTTGAAAACAATATTCAATCAGAAATAATTACTAGTGAATATAATTTAGGAGATACTGTAAATATTTGTATAGAAAATAAACAAACTATTCAGGGAAAAATTACAGATATTAATGATGTAGACTATATTATTGATATAAATACAGAACCAGTTGAAACCCTACGTATTAATAAAAAAGATAGTAATGTAAGAATTACAAAACTAATTCCATCTTGTTTAGATCTAGATACAGACTCTCTTTCGGTATATCTATACGATAAACAGGAATTAAATAAAGCAGATTTAGATAATTACCTAACTAAAATTCTTCCAGACTTAGGAAGTATTATTAATAATATAGATGGTAAGGAAAAATTTACATCATTAGAACAATTCAAAGATAAATTATTTAGATATGGTTATACTCCAGAAAACATCCCATCTAATCATTTTAAAACAATAAAAACGATTTTATCTACTAATAATAAATCCCAAAAAACACTAACAACTTCAAAAGAAAAGAAGGGAAATGAAATACTTGATAAGAAAAATTATCCATTAGTCAATAATCATAGTTTAGACCAGGTAAATTATTATTATGGGGAATATCCAGACTATAAAACTTCACGCGATACAGAAACTAATCGTTTAGAATGGTTAAAGAAATCGTTTGACCATGGCCATTTGTTTTTTAAAACAATTACACACAATGTTAACAAATCATTTCTTAAAGAAAATGCAAAACGCCTTGAATCTATGATAAAGGTGCAGGAAAGAGTTACTCAATCAAAAGAAAAACTGGTTGAAAATTTAGATAAAGAACTTTCTAAAATTGAAAAGGATAATAAATGTGGCGGGATGCGTTTAGTAAAAACCTATACCGATATGGACCAACTTAAATTAGATAATAATAGAGATGTTTTAATTGAAGAAGACAAATTAATAGAAGGCGAAACAACTAATAGGGTTCAACCTGGACAATATGCTATTCTTATTGAAGATTATGATAGAAAGAAAATATACAAAAGACATAAAGTCCAGAGCACAGATGTTTGGGTAATTGAAAAGGATCTAAACGTCGATATGATAATATCATCATACAAGGATTTCTGTGTACAGCAAGGTATGTCTATAGAAGAAATAGATACAACCTTTTTAAGGGGTAAAAACAGATGTAAATATTCAGAACACTACAAAAGATGTTTGCCGATTCGTATTATAAAATTAAAAGATGAAATTGATAGTTACAACAAACAATTAGTAGATATTTCTAAAAATATTGAAGATATTAATAATAAAGATAAAGTTCTACAAAAACAGGAAGAAGAATTACTACTTCTAAAAAACAAACTAGAATCAGATAATAATAGAAAAATAAACATAGAATTTACAAGAAAGGAATACAAAAAGAATGATAGAAGTGAAGAAGATATTTACCAATATCACTATTATAGAATAGATAAATATCTAGAAAATATTAAATCTCTTCCTTTAAACAAATTCTATACTTCTTTATCTTTACTACTTGATAAATATGGTAGAAATGGTTCTGTAATTGATGGTGAAAATGATAAGTTTTTTTATAGTAGACCTGGAAATAAACAAATTATATGCAAACACCACAGTCACTTTATTGATTACAATAACAAACTTATCACCTATGATGAAGCATTAGAGAAAACTATAACTGAATATGGTGTAGAAAATGAGGGATTTATTTGGTGTAAAAATTGCGGAGAACAGATTAATGGTGCTGATTTTGAAACACAGGAAGGATTCCTTGAGTCGGGTGCTCGTGATATTACACATGAAGTAATCGATGCTTCAGAAGAGGTATATAAATCTGAAGAAAATAGTGAAATAGTAGAATTTTTAAGAAAATCATTATTAGAAGGTGACGATAAATCTATCGAAAACCAAGGGTTATCTGTTATTAGAATTATAACTGTTCTAACAAATATTATGGGTATAAAGTTATCTAACAGTGATGAACTAAGTGTTCTAACTCTATCTAATTCAATTGAAGCATCTAAAATTAAAAATAAAGATGCCTGGATAAGTGCAGCTAAACAGAAACAGAAAAAGGCTAGTAATTCCTTTTTAGAATCCGCCTATAACAATTATAGAATAAGAACTATTATACTTTACACCGCTTCTATATTATTCCTTTTTGTACAATCAAGTGAAACGGATTATGCCATTACAAAAACCTTTTCTAGATGTAAACCATCTCTTAGAGGACATCCCTTAGATAAAGTATATAAACAAGAAGGTATAGATTATATTTCATGTGTTCTTGATAGTCTAAGTTCTTTAGGTGTAGATTGGTCCAGTATTAAAAAAATTAAAACAAAGGATAATATTATTAAAAAAATAGATGAGTTTTACAATGATAATACAATAAGATATAGGTATGAAAGAAAAAGGAAACTCCTTAAGGAACAAAATAAAGAAATAAAAGAATATTCTTATGAATGGAATGAATTTAGACCACCACTAAAGAAATTTGACCTTGATATAAAGGAACTAAAAACGTTTAACACTATTCAAAAACATATCAAATCTGGCGATACTGAAAAGGTTAATAGCGAACTACAAAAAATGAAGGCATTTGAAAGCAATGTCTGTCTTAAACTTATCGAAGAAATTGATGAACAAATAATGGAGAATGATATTGTTAACAAACCGTTTACACCTAATCCGCTAGATAATTTGTGTTGTTTACAGGAAATTAATAAAACTTACAACTATCTTGCTGATTTTATTAGTAAGAATAAAAACATTCAGGAACTAATCGAAATTATTTATAAATACAACCAAACTAAACAAGATATCAATAAATTACTAAAAGAATCCAAAATATTTATATTATCTGAATTGCAACCAACACTAATCTCATTTAATAGAAATATTGGTAAAGACAGAGATGAATTAACTGAAGAAGATATACAGAATTTATATGTTAAATTTATTGATAATGGATTTTTTGAAGGAGAAAAGCATATATACGAACAGAACTATTGTATTCTAACCGGTGAAAATAAACTAGATATAATGACTAAAAAATATAAAAAGGATGATTATTATGATTTAGTAGATAAAGTTAATAAGAAAAAACTATTTAATATCGAAGATACAGTTTATAAAGAAATAGAGGATAAAATCTCTCACGTGATTGATTCTAATATAAGACTACAGGGTAATGAATTCCTTACTAATTTTAATAGCAAACTTAAAGCAAATAAAAATAAAAAATTAGTATGGGGTGAAATGAAAGAACAGATAAACACTCTGTGTGATTTACTATCAACACAATTTAGTGAAAAATTAAATATAACAAATAGAGAACAGATCAAACAAATGCTATTATCTCTTGGAGAAAAGGAATGTGTACTAGAGAATGATCTTGAAAATATGGATGAGGAAGAAGCTTACACTAAATTTTATATTGATAAAATAAATCTTCTACAGTCATTTACTCTTACATACCTAAAAAATACGATTTTAAAAATAAAAAATAAGAAAAATATTGTTGAAGCTTATATCCCAGAGGAATGGAATTTAAATCCTAAAAATAAAAATGGTGCTAAATTAATTGAGGAATACAGCAAAATTGTTATGAATAATAATAAAGATACCGAAAGTTTCCTCCACTTAGGGACTACTCATAGTGCAATGCTTGAAAAAATGGTAAATATTATTTCTGGATCATCTAAAAATATAAAAATTTTGTCCGGTTCTACAAATATTAATGTTTGTGAAGAACAACAGAATGGCGAATTATATTCTAATATTTCAATGTTCCTGCACTATATTTTCCTATTTATAATATCAGAACTAATAGAGGCCGACCATAAAATATCTGTTAACAATGATGATGATGATTTTAATAATATACAACAAACAGATGAAATTGAAGCGAACCTTATATATAAAATTCTAAGTAATATAGAAGAAGACGCCAAATTACTGGATAAACATACATCTAGACATATCAAATCTGTTATTGAACAAAAAACAGACTCACAAAAAGAAGAAACACTAAAATTCGTCCAGGAACTAGATAAAGAAACATGGGCTAGTCTTAAAATGCGTATTAGTGTAGGATTAGATAACTGGAAAGATATCTCTTCTAAAGAAAAAACATTATATTTTCACGATAAAAAAATAGGAGAAAATGAAAATATCCAACTAGATACTATAACAGAATCGAATGAAGACGAGTCCGAAGAAACAGAAGGTGAAAATAGAGATCAAGCCAATTTACAGTCAGAAAATAATGAGAGAGTTGTCATGCCTGATGATGATGGTGAGGATGGTGGTGAGATGGAATATTAAATAAGAAACATTTAATTATATTAATATATATAATGAATCAAACTATAAATATTATACTACTAATATTAGTAACCTTTTTTTATCTTAGTACTAAAAGGGAAGATTTTATAAATTTTAAGAAATCCTGTATTTGTTGTTAAACCTAAATTTATTCATTCCTCATTTAAACCTAAAATTTATAAATTAAATGATGATATCGATGTAACTAGTAAAGACTATGGAATAAGACGAAATCATCCACATAGATTTTATTCCAAATACTATAACACTGCTTCTATAGAACATGATGACCTAGAAGAAATAGTAAAAGAGATTGTTGCAATGTATAAAAATAAAGACAAACAGGAGTTTAAATCTATAACAAATACAAAAGATATAAAAAATATTCGATTATTTATTCTGGATAATATCAATAAAAAGGTCAAGGAACATCTAAATGAGAAGGATATAGTAATTTTGAATGATTATAAAATTATAAACACCGAAATATTATATACAGGTGAAAATAATTTATATAATAACTATCAGTTTATTTTTACACTATTTAGATTTGGAACCCATTTGTATTATAATGTGTATTTTGATGTGATAGTCCATAAACTAAAAAACAATATCTTATTTAATTCTGCAAAATTTATGGGAACTAAACTTGATAATCAAGTAATTTCAGAAGAATACAATAAATGTGTTATATCTGAAGATAAATGTGTTGTAAATGATGATAAATGTAGAGTAGATTGTAATAATATAATAGCATATGATCCGGATTATAAAAAGAAAATGGATATGTTTATTAAGATGGTAAACAGAGAAAACACACTATTAAACAGAGAAAGTAATTATAATTGCTATAAAAAAACAGAAGAAGGGTTTATCATAGATTCAAAAATTCAATCAAAGGCTAGATGTTTAGATAATAATGGTGTATGGGATAGACCATGTTTATCTAATAGCGAATGTCCTTTTTACAATAAAAGCAATAATAATGGTAAATGTAATAATGGAACATGTCGGTTCCCTTGGGGTATAGAAGTAAATTCTCCAAGAACATATAATAAAGAATCAGTTCCATTTTGTAGTGGATGTGGTAATGGAACATATAGGTGTTGTAAAACACAAACCCCACCCAAGTATATTTTTAAGGAATAGTTTCAGGGAATAGTATCTAATATACTAATTAATGGTGTTTTAGTAAACTTTACCTTTTGATATGGATAAACATTGCATTTTTCATTATAAAACTCACATAATTTATCTTCCGATGTAAATACATTTATTTCTTCATAATACTTATTAGCTCCTTTGTGGAGTTGTAATTTATTACTACTATAAATCATATATTGTCGTTTAAAATCATTGTAAAATGGGTCATATGTTTCTTCAAAATATGTTTGTCCTATTTCTCTTAGATTATCCTTTATTAGATTAATATTAACAAAAATATTTTTTGTAATATTATAAATCTCGTCTACAGCTATTTCTTTATTACAAATTAAAACATTTTTAGTATAAAACGTGTCTAAATATCTACTATTATTAAATGTATTATATGGTTCGATATTAATACTTTCTTGTTTTAAAAACAACTGGTTAGAAGTTTGTTTACTAAAAAGTTCGAGCTGTGAATTATTTAAATCTATAAATCTAACAGATACTCTTTCTGATATTGAAAATAGATATGGTAAATTATGGGATGAAACTATAAATAATCCATCTAGAACATTATTATAAAAGTCATTAAATAATTCATTTATTCCATCTGTTTTAAAATAGATTGTTTTTGTATTAGAGTTATCCTTAGTACTAAAATTTTTTAACGAAAGTCCTAAAATTTCACATATTTGATTTAAAATAAAAAAGGTTTCAGAAGTAGAACTGTTAATACCAACGACTTTTCCAATCAAATCTTCTATAGTGTTTATAGATGAATTATCTCTAACGACTAAAAATAGGTAGCTCTTGTTTAAACTACAAATTACTCTTGTATTATTGTGTTTTTCTGTATTTAATAAAGAGTATTCTGTACATAAAGCAAAATCAAATTCTCCATTATTTACATAATCTATATTAGTTGATTCTAACATTTCGGTTGTTTTGGTTATAACATCAAATCTAACATCACCACTAAAATATTTAAGAGTATTTGCTATATAAAATGGTAAAGTATTAATTTCATCCGATATAAATGAATATTTCCTCATGTTTTTTGGCGTTGACATTTTAATATATGAATTTTTTTGGCCATTTACTTTGTATTTTGCGTAGTTACCTATCTGTTCAGAATCATTATAATTTGTAAAGGCATCTGTATACTGTTCCTTTGCAAGTATAGTTATGAATTTATAGTAGATAAGATATCCTAGTATAATTATTAATAAAATATACATAGTTAATATAATAATATAAATTTTATAAAAAAATTATTATTATATATTAATGCTTTCGTTTGTAAATAATGAATTAATATGGTCTATTATAATCTATTTAATATTAGTGGTAGTATTTCTTACTCTTATAAAAAATAATCCCAGATTGTTTCTTACTAAAAATAATAAATTGAAAGAATTTGGTGTAGGTAAAAAGAAAACTATACTTCCGTTATGGATGTATTTTATAATTGGTGCTTTTATAATTTATATATTAACAATAAGTTTTATTATAGTATAATTTAAATATAAAAAAATAGATACTTTAATGAAGGAAAAATTAATTCTTGATCTATATAATAAAAACTGTATCCAATTTGGAGAATTTAAACTAAAGAGTGGTAAAACCTCACCAATTTATATAAATCTTAAAAATGTTATTAGTTATCCCTACATTTTAAATACTATTGTAGAACTTTTATACGAAAAGATACAATTACTTGATTATACCCATATTCTTGGTGTACCATATGGTGCAATACCATTTTCATCCGTTTTATCATCCAAATATAACATACCTATGTTAATGATGCGAAAGGAAACTAAAAAATATGGATTAAAAAAATTAATTGAAGGAGAATATACGACATCATCTAAATTAATTGTTCTTGAAGATACTATTACAACTGGTTCTAGTCTTAAATTTTTTATAGAACAGTTGGAGAAAATAGAATTAAGTCCGATATCTATTCTAACAATTTGTGATAGAAGAACTGATTTTGAATTACTTGGAGATTATAAGGTTATATCTATTTTTACCATTTCGGATATTGTTACTGTGTTATATAAAAATAAATTAATAGAACATTCGATATATAGAGAATTATACAATCCGATTGAAAATACAAAAATTAATTTTAAAACAAATAATCAAGAAAATATTGATAACCTAATAAATATTATAAAAGAAAAACAAAATCAGGTATGTTATGTTATTGATTATACGGATTTTGATATGGTAGTGGATTTTATTAATAATAGTTATAATAACTTTTGCATATTGAAAATTTATTCAAATATAATAGAAAACTTTAATTCAGAAAAGGCAACAATATTAAAAAATCTATCTAGGAAATATAACTTTTTAATCTATGACGGCTATAATTTTAATACCTCTAAAAAAATATTTCTTAATGAAATAACCCAAAATTATAAATTTTATGAATGGGTTGATATTATAAATTTAAATTTCAATCATGATGATGAAATATTTACATCTATTAGTTACATTAATAAAACACACGACAAAAATATCTCTGTTGTATATGAAAGTATAGAAGGAACTACAAAAATTAAACATCTATTAAAAGATATAGTAATAGGAACAACACAAATAAACTTCAAAAATATTTTTAAATTTGGAGATAAAAATTGCGATATCTATTACAAATATAAAAAATAATTACTGTAATATTTAAGAATAATGTGATTAGAACAACTTATATGTTTTTATTTTTATTTTTATTATCGTTGGTTGCACCATCGAAATCTATTAATATTTCTAATCTAGAATGTAATTCTAAATTACTTTTCGTAATAGATAGCTCTAGTTCTATTAATAATAGTGAATTATTTGGGAAACCACACACCTTTAAAAGGTTTAAAAATAAAGTAATAGATATTATTGAAACAACAGACATAAAAGAAGAAAATATAGGATTAGTAACATTTGATACAACGTCTAGTATTATATTTAATTTTAATACAAATAATACTAAATCTAGTATGATAAATCAGGTTAATACATTAAAATACCATCGTAAAACTAAACATACTAATCTCGATTTGGCTTTACAACTAATAGAATCAAATTTTATTGAAGAGAACTATAAAATTTTAAATGTAATTTTTTTTACGGACACACATATTGGCGATGAGTTTATACAGCCTGATAACACACATTATAATTATATAGAGAATAGATTACGAAATTCTTATTGGAATAATGATTATGTAGAAAAATATATATACTATGAGGGTAATAAAATAAATAGAACAGTATTAGATCTGTTTAGTAAACCAAATCAATTAAATTTAACTGAAACTTTTAAAGGTACATGTGTAAAACAGAAATGTTTAGACACATTTTGTATAAAAAAAACAGAGAATTACCATAAAATTTGCATAAACGAAACAACCGAACTAAAAATTTATAATTCACACTGTCATTATTTTTGTAGTATCAAGAATCTATTTTTAGGTAATTGGTCTTTACTACCGGTTGATACCTGTCGCACTAATACCACAAATAACAACATCTATAATTTCTCAAATAAAAGTAGAAAAACAAGCCCTACAGATGTTATTAATACTACTGTAAACACTCCAACACCTGTTACTACTACTACTACTACTACTACTACTACTACTACTACAAACACTCCAACTCCTGTTACTATTATACCATTTACTAATACAATAACTAATACAATAACTAATACTACAACTGTTACTACAACTAATATGTTAATAACCAAAAAGGGATTAAATAATTATAAATCAAATAAATCATCTATGAATGTATTAATTATAATACTAATTTGTGTTTTAGTTATATTATTTATTATAGT